TAAAAAAATGGTGGGCCCACTAGGAATTGAACCTAGACTCAATGAATTATGAGTTCACTGCTTTACCATTAAGCTATAGGCCCTTATACTTACCAACGACCATCATCAATGATGACACGAATCCAAATTGGACCACAATACAAACAATTTTCAAATGCGTGTTCGGTCCAAGAGTCTGTTGGGTTTGTGGTGTCGTATTTAAAACGCCAGTGAAATGGATTTAAAACTAATCCAATCCAGATGCCTGAATATTTAATAAAGTTCAATAAATTCATTTAATATATTCCAAAGAATCTTTTCTCATCCAATGAAGTGTTTGTGTTTTTTCTGGTGATGGCATAGATTTGTTAACACCAATAAACAATACACCTTCAATCTCTTTGGTTGGCCAATCAGAGAAAGTGTAATAGACTTCTTGGTTCGCTTTCACACGAACTTTTTGTAATTTAGGTTTGGTTAATGTTTTCATAATAATCTCATTATACAGGCCAAAAAAGAGGTTGTCAAGCAACCTCTTTATTATTACCGGAACTTTTCTGGATAATTTAGTTGTTCCTACTCCTTATCGGAGACAGGTCACCAATTCATACTTTCTCTTTGATAGTAATCTTCTTAATGGCATCTTGCACTTTGACCATGTTTTCTAGCCAAACTTTAAGCATACCATTAACCATTTCTGCGTCTTTAATCTCTACCTTATCAGCAAGAGTGAAGGTACGTTCAAAGGCACGATTAGCAATGCCCCTGTAAAGATAATCACCTTGTTCATCATCTTTGGATGCAGCTTTGATTACAAGTTTGTTTCCTTCCAAAGTCATCTCAATATCAGACTTAGCAAAACCAGCAACTGCCATTTCAATGACATACTTGTTTTCTTTGACCTGTTTGATGTTGTATGGAGGATAAGATACAGCCTTAGCTGAAATTTGAGCAGCTTCACGCATAAGTTCTAATGTCTCATCAAAACCGATGGTGAATGGTTGCATTTGGCTGAACATTTTGTCGGCCGAGAAAAAATCTTTCATAAGATTTGTCATGTGTTTCTCCTAAAAGCGAGATTAAAAAATTGATACCCCAAAGGCGTATCGGTTGAGGAACTGGTTACGTTCTCCAGCGACAATAACGTTTGCCCGTTTTATTACGCTCCTAAGGTAGGTGGAGCACCTTCCCATCCCAAGGGACTGAGACTATAACAATATTTATATTAGTTGTCAACTATTATTTGGTTTTTTACCAATATTGTATTTGGGTACAAGCTGCCATTCATTCTTCTCTTTGTGAGAAATGATTTTAATTTGTGAAAGAAAAATAGGTTCTGGTACTTCCGTTTGTCTTGGATTGACCAATTTAATTAAACCCCAATCTTCCAATAAATTAGCAATGGCATTCCTACGGGCCAAGTCACTCTCGGTTATGTCTGTAGGTTTACCATCCAATGCAAATAGTTCTTTGAAATGAACCACATAGTATTGTCCACGTTTGTGGAGTATGTGGCATGATTGATATAGAATTTGTTCTTTCTTGGAAGCTACACCGATACGTGTTAACGTTTCACGCACTTTTAGAAAATCATCTTTTTCATTCAATGTTACTTCAATTAAGTCGTTAAGATTTACCATTATTCTTCACTCCGCCAGTATCTGTTTTTATTTTTATTACAGCGATTTGTTCATCGGTAAGAATACGTAGGGCCTCTTTGGCCTTGGCGTCAGAATAACCAAAATAGGTTTTCACACACTCAATATTCTCGTCAGTTTTAGACTTCTGCCAAGGTTGAAAACCTCGTTTCATCGGTCTAATACTATTTAGAAAATACTGGTATTGCATGTCTTTGTCAACACCTGGATGCTGGTTCATATCATTTGCATAGAGAACACAGTCTAGGTGATATGACAAAGAACGGTTTACAATGAATGGTGCATAGTCTTTAAACTCCAATTCACCATCAGGTTTCTTTTTGCGGAAAATGAAATCAACGTAGTCAAACGGACTCATTTGAACTCACATTCAACCATGATTTCTGTCAGACACGCAATAAGATTAATCTCATGGTCCGCAACAAAGGCCGCCTGATACTGGTATTTTGCAATGATAAGAACCATCTGTGGAACAGAATTTGGTGACAATGACTCATACAATGTATCATACAATTTACGGAATAATGTTGTGGCATCACTATCTAAGTTATTTGTTACCCACTTGCGGCAAGAACCAAAGTCTTTCTCTTTCAAAGCCTTAACAAGTTCGGATAGGTTAACATCAGAAACCGATGCAAGAATACCTTTGTCAATTGTACCACCAACACTGTATCGTTGTAGTTCATTTAGAACACGGCGGTTGTCGGGAAAATGTTTGGTGATAACGGCAGCCACAACTTGTTTGTCGTATGTAATGCCTTCTTGTTCCAGAATCCATTCAACACGTTTGAAAAACTGTGCAGCCATCTTAGGTTTACTACCATTGATTTTGAAATCAACAACAGTACAACGAGAATGGATTGGATCAATGATTCTGTTCTTAAAGTTACAGGTGAAAATAAAAGAACAGTTCTCAGCAAACTCCTCGATTGCACCACGCAACGCAGGTTGAGTTGAATTTGGATTTAGATAATCTGCCTCATCAATGATGATGACCTTGCGACCACCAGTCAAGGATACAGATGAGGCATAGTTTTTAATTTTGTTTCTGAATGTGTCAATACCTGACTCATCAGACCCGTTGATAACAATGTAATCACAACCAACTTCTTGACATAAGGCTTTTGCAATAGTTGTTTTACCAACACCAGCAGTACCAGACAGTAGAAGATTTGGAATCTCTTTACGGTTTACATATTCTTGAAAAGTTGCCTTGATACCTTCAGGCAAAATACAATCTTCAACGGTTTTAGGGCGATACTTCTCCACCCACAACATGTGTTCGTTCATTCAAATACTCCATAATATATAAAATAAAATGCCAGTTTGTCTGGCATTTCTCACGTCCTACCAGGATTTATTTGATATCATTCATTGATTCAAATAGTGCCTCAAATTCTTTAGATTCTGCAACCTCAGTTTGAAAAGAATTCTTAAACTGAGTTTTTGCCATACGTTTGATAATCTTTTTAGGTACTTTCAATTCATCGTTGGCAATATCTACAATATCTTTCATTGCTTCATTGTTGGATTGGTTTTTATTCATATGCAAAACCAATTCGTCAACATAACCTTTAAGTTTTTTCAATTGTTCTTCATCAAAAGAACCAAATAATGTATTTACCTTAGCCATTATTATTCTCCAAATTTAGAATGTTTGGCTTCAATTGCAATCCAATATTGAATGTCGCCTTTGGTATTTTTGAAAGATGCCAGGCCTTTAGAAGAAATTTCCACATTATATGAATCTGGCATCATCTTCAAATTCTCGGTCAGAAAAACTGCTTTGAATTTTGATCCATTACCATCGGTAATTTCTGTTGAATTAACGTGTGCTGCATCATCATTTGCATCAAATGAAGTGACATAAATCTTGTCACCATCAGATTCAATTGCAACGTTAGGTGATTGCAACACAGCAGAGGATTTCATAATGTTAGCCAAGTCATCAGCAGTCAAAGAGAATGATGTATCAACCGATGGAAGATTCAATTCTTTTTCTGGAACTGTAACGATAACATTACGTGAGGTTGTACGATAGTTAAGTTTCTTGCGACCAGATTTAAAGATAACGTGTTTGTCGTCAAAATCAATCTCACCATCTTTGTACAAAGATTGTACAGACAAGAACTGGTTCAAATCATGAATACAAAAGTCTTGTGGGAAATTATCTGTGATTGTGGCTTTTGCCAACACAGTTTTTGTAGGAGAAATTGTTGCAATCTTGTTTCCTTTTTTGAATTCAATACTTGCATTGATACCAACAAAGTTCTTTAGAACCGTCAGTGTCTCATTAGAAATTTTCATTTGTGTTCCTCATTATAAAATTTAACATGAATACATTATATCATGTTCATACAAAAACATCAAGCAGCACATTGCGTGTGCTAGGTGATGTATACCAGATTCTGGATCAATCTGTTCGCCTTTTTTCCAGGCCCATATGTGTCGTTCCATTGCATCAAAGTACCTACGTTTAGAATCAGGTACTTTTTTCCAGTTGTCACGTTCATATTTCTGAGCACCAAAAGTAAGAACCTTTACAGTTTCTTCTAGTGCTAAAGGTGGCAACAAACCATATTCTAGTTTGCCACCATCAAATTTACGACCACCTGTAGTAGCCGTTTGTGAAGATTCAACTTCATCATTGCTAATATAGGCTTTGTCGTAAGTCATTTACATTTCTCCGACATAATTGGCAACCGCTGGCATATCACCTTTGAAGTGATAGGTACCAATGTGGTCTGCTCTCATCCAAGGACACAAGTAGATTTCTCCACCAATCTTACGCCAGAGTTGACAGAACATATAATCTTCACTCAGATAACGGTCTGTACCACCACCAGTGGCTGAATCTTTTGAATCAATGATAGTGTCAAAGTATGCATGAATGTAACGTGAACCATCAAAGTGTGCTTGGCCAACGTGGTCAGGTTTGTAACGAAGTTGTGGATATGCAGCTGCAAATTTAGGGAACACTTCACGTTTAACCAACATGAAACCAGTTCCAATTTCCAAAACTTGCAATGGTTCTGTTACAGAAAACTTTTCTGTTCCATGTACAGGATTGAAAACATAATCTCCAGTAACCTTTTCAAGAATGCCAGCATCTATATCTGGATTCTTTTCCATTGCTTTCTTAACAGAACGCCATTTGATGGCCTTCTTAGGATAAGGTCCGCCAATAACATCTTTATCCAAGGCCAACATTGCAATAACGTCTTGTGGATTAAAGTGAATGTCAGCATCTAAGAACAATAGATGTGTACAGTCTGAACGAGAAACAAATTCATCAACAAGATAGTTTCTTGCTCTTGTGATTAAAGATTCATTGAAAAGAAATGAAAATTTAACTGTAATACCATATTGCATACAAATTGCTTGTAGGTCTAAACACGCCTTGGCATAAAGACCATGATTCATTCCACCATACATTGGTGTTGCTACAAAGATACTTTTCTTTTGTAATTCTTCTTTTTTAATTGAAATTTCCATTTGCTCTCCAAAGATATAAAAAAGGGGAGTACCACCAAAGGTGGTCTCCCCAGATAACTACAATTAAGCTGTGTAGTTGAAGCCTGTGCTCAACGCAGCACGAACCATTGCTTTGGTTGGTTTGCCCATACGATACACAGAAACTTTGGAACCATCACCACGTGTTTTGGTGTTGGTGTAGATGACATGGCCTTCTTGGCGCAATTCATCAACACGAGCAGAAACGTTTTGAATGCCAAAACGAGCACGAGCCTGTGCAACAGACAAGGTATTGTAACCTTCTGTTTTGCTCAAATAGTTAAGGATTTTTTCTTTTGCAGAAATTTTGGTAGTCATAATATAATCTCCTAATAATGACAAAGTTAAATAAACAAAATCTTGTTTTCACAAGTATTCACATCATACTACTATTTAGTGTGTGTGTCAAGCAACCTTGCGGTATACTTGTTTATCTGCCAACTTGCGGCAAATATTTGGACTTGGTGGTTTCCCAATCCATGAATATCAGGTCATCGTAGAATAGGTTCTCATAAGAGACATTATTCTTTTTCTTTAACATTGATATCCGTCCTTTAGCATATTTGGTTTTCCAAATGTTTGCCAAAGCTTCTTCACTGGTGTCAAAGGACTTTACCAGTTGTTCATCACCAATCTCTTTGCGGAGATATTCATTGGTATTATTATATAGTGGAGAAAAATAAATTCCACGTTGGTGTTCGGTACGAATGAGATGTTTTGGTATGTCAAGTTTACCATAAGCAAAATTTAATGTACGGTTTTTGTGGTCACGTTTCAACGGAAGACCTTTTGGATTCTTGGCTTCCCACCACTCAAAGTAACGGCGTGTATGATTCTCTTTGACCCAATCGTATACCATTCTCATTGTCTTTTTCGTAGGTTCAAAAGCAACCGAACCAGAACTAAAACCCATTTTGTTCCAGTGTTCAAGACCATCATACTGAGATAAACCACCGGACTTAGTATTGCCATAAAGAGAAGTAGTTGTAACTCCAACAAGAACATCATCATATTGTTTTTTCCAATCATTCTGTACAGTATCGGCAAGACATAACAATGCCAATAACTTACCACCCATATAGTTGAAACCCAAAGGTTGTAATGGAACGATTGTAGAACCAATGGCAGTGTGATTAATCATACCTTGTTGTGTCTTAACATCTCTGGCCCATCCAATTTCTTTATCTCTTGGAGTCAAATCCAAGAAGTCGGATGATATACAAATAACACCTAGGTACTTACCTGTTACTTCATCTACAATAGTATAATAAAGATTACGACCAATATTAGAATTGTTTTTCATTGTGGATGAAAAGGTACGAATCGTATTCCACGTTTCAGCCAAATCACCATTAGATAATACCAATGTTGGTTTCAGTTTTTCGTAGTCATCTGGACCTTCAGGCATCCAGAAATTCTTTTTAACCTTATCAATCAGAGTCTGTTGGCCAACATCAATTAATTGGTGGTCATCACCATATAATGTGGTGATAGTTCTAGTAGGATATTTCTCATGCACCTCACACCATTTCTGGTACAAGGTATACTCACGCACATCCATTTGAGATGCGTAAGTTAAATCTTTGATGAGTGTTTCTTTGAGTGTATCGGTATCAATGTGTTCAAATCTATCAGAAGTAAATTCATCAGACCATAAACGCCATTGTTCTTCTACATCAGGTATGTGCTTTTTGGTTGCCATTAGTCATCTGTTTCATCATCTTAGGGTTAAAGTATTTACGTCTAATTTTTTCCAATTTCTTTAGGCCAAATTGTAACGCAAGAGGTTTTACCCTTGAAGTATACATGATTCCGTTCATATGGTCAAGCTCATGAAGGAAACACCGTGCAGATATGCCATCAAAGATTGCCTCTTTTTTCGCACCTGTAAAATCTTGGTATTCCACCCAAATCTTTTTAGGTCTGGTAATACGTAAGGTCAACAATGGCCACGATAAACATCCTTCTTCTATGTGAGATTCACCTTCAGATTTAATCAATTTAGGATTAAAGAATGCCACATATTCATCATCGGTACCCATAACAAAAACTCGGTGTGGATAACCACATTGGTTGGCAGATAATCCAAAACCATTATGTTTTTTACAAGTTTCTACCAACGTAGATGCAAATGCATTTGGATCCATTGGAGGATTACTAAAATCAAATTCAGGTAAAACATTATATAAACCTGGCCAATCGGCCGGTGCTAGTTCAAATGTTGGTATGTCAAGTTTAATCTTGGCGGCTTCTTTTGTATCATATAAAATAATATCGTCACTCATTTTGCAATCCTTGAAAAGTTATTCTTTTTCTCAAACTTAATAATTGACCTAAACTTGTCAAAGAGTTGGTCACCTTTATGGGATATAACGAACACGTTAGTGTCTGTACCCATTTCATTAATCAATTTTAGAAATTCTTCCGTACCAACGGTATCTAAACTTGAATCAAACACTTCATCCAATATCAATAGGTTTGTATTGGTGGAGTTCTTTAACTTGGCAATCTGTCTCCATGTGAATAACAAAGCCAAGTCAATACGCATCTTTTCACCTTCAGAAAAATTGGCATAAGAGAATTCATCACGGTGCCTACTCTTAATTGTTTCTTCAAAGTTTTCGTTGATGTTAAAGTTGACAAAGAAGTCCATTGCAGTCAGGTACTTATTAATTAACTTATTCATAATTGGCAAATACTGTTTGATGATTCTGGTTTTAATACCACCATCTTTTAATAATGTACCTGCAAATTCATGGTAATGTTTTTCTGATAACTGTTCTTTGTATAACTGGTTGTAAGTTTCCAGTTCTTGTTTCAGTTCAGTTAATTTCTGGTCAGCACCTTCTGTACCAACTTGTTTATTAGTCAATTCATCTATCTCACCATTTAATTTTATTATGTACTGTGCAATGGATGTCATAGTGGAAGTATGTTTAATAATTTCACCGTTATGTGCATTGATATGATTAAGAATATTGGTGATTTCTTTTACTTCATTGGTAACTTTAGTCAGTTCTTCATCAATTTCTTGAAGGCCAGTCCTTTGTGTATTAATTTTCTCTGACTTTTCTTTAACTTGAGAATCTTTCCATTCAGGTGTGATTGATTGTTTGCAGGTTGGACAATCATGGTGGTTCTCATAGAACTGAATGTCTTTTTCATTTCTGTCAATATTAGTTTGAACCTTACCTTTGATTTGAAACAGACCTTTGGCTTTCTTATCAAGTTTTTCTTTCTTATCACCAACTTTACTTTGTAATACCGTAATGTGTTTGTTAATCAATTGAATATCATTTTGTAATTTATTATGTTGTTCTTTTGATTTTCCAATTTCTTCAAATTTCTTTTTGATTTCTGCATCATTGTTCTTTTTATTTTCTTCAATGTTCTGCATCTGTAGATTGATTTTTTCTTCTACAAGTTTGATATCATATTTTGATTTGGTAATACCATCTTTTAATGACGACATTTTCTCTTTGACAATGGCATTCATTGACGAGAATATTTGTATGTCTAATAAATCTTCAATGATGGTTCTGCGGTCTGCGGCCGAGAGTTGCATGAATGGTACGAAGGATGCTGAACCAAGTATGACGACTTGCGTGAAGGATTTGTAATTTAACTTGAGAATATTTTTCTCTAATACTTCTTGGTAATCCTTTGAAGCGGCATCTTGGTTCAGCAATACATCGTTCAGGTATATTTCAAACAGGTTTGGTTTGATACCACGAATAACTTTATATCGTTTCTGGCCAATATTAAATTCAACTTCCACAACAGCATCACGACCATTGATAGAATTCAATAATTGGGGCTTATTTATCTTACGAAACGGTTTACCAAATAAACCGAAGCATAAAGCGTCTAAAATAGTGGATTTTCCAGCACCATTTTGACCAATAATCAACGTATTTGTGGATTTGGTAAAATTAATTTCCGTAAATGAAGCCCCGGTGGAGAGAAAATTCTTCCACCTAATTGTTTGAAATAATATCATGCTTGTTCAGTATTCAATGCCTCTACGTAGAGTTCTTTCAATAATGTTTTCAATTTGTCGTTATCAATACCATCGTCTTTAATAGTTTCCACATATTTGTTTAATGTGGTCAATGTATCTTCGGCTTGGTCCAACATATCATCATCAAGACCTTCTGTAAGGTCTGTGAAATCTTCAGCGATTGTAACATCCACTGGATTGACATTATAAAGGTTACTCATCATTTTGTCAAACAAATATGGATTGGTTTTGTTAATTACTACCACTTTCACATACTTGCCTGTATATTGAGATAAGTCCATATTTGTAATATCTGTAATGGTATCTTTTTTGTCATCATAGGTAATACGATGGAACATTTTGTTTGGGTTCTTTATGAATTCAAGCGAACGCCGGTCCATATCAAATATATGAAAACCCCTATCATCATTATAGTCTTGCCAAGTAAGTTCATATGGGTTTCCCAAATAGAAAATACCATCAGCGTTGGACCTATGATGATAGTGACCAGAAAAAGTATATTCAAACTTTCTGAAAAGACCACGGTCTAATCCTTCGTGTGATGGCATACCACGATACATGGCAAAACCAGCAACCTCTAAATGACCCATACAGATTGTGGCTGATGTGTTTTTTATTTCCAACATGGAGTTTTCATAATTATCGGCACATATCCAAGGCAACATACAAACATCATATGATATTTCACCATAGTTTAAATGTATGGTTTGTGGTGAATCAATTACATTGATGTTATCATATTCTGCCAAAAGTAAGTCAACCGAATTAACATCATTCGTATTCTTAAAGTATGTATCATGGTTACCAGCTAACATATGTATTTGTATATTTTGGTCGGCCAACCTGTCAAAGAACATGTGTTTGGTACGTTTCAATGTAAAAAAGTTTACATATTTACGCCTATCAAACGTGTCGCCAAGAATAAGAACAGTATTAATTCCGGCACTTTTAAGAGTAGGGAAGAATACTTCATCATAAAATTTTTCATAGAAATCCAAAAAGTGTGTGGAATCATTACGTGCTCCGAAAATGTTGGTCGGTTATTATTGCTACTTTCATTCCGACACCTCCTTATCAAATTTTTTCATGTTAATGTTATTAGGTCCATCACATCCAATTCTGGATTCAGGATCTATTCCGTTCAAATAATATTTTTTATATAAATGTTTTGTGACTTTGGTTTTATCTTGTAGTTCACGCCAGCCGTAGTATAACACACCTTTATATTCAATGTCAAGTGTATTGTGTATATCTTTACCTTTTAGTCCATGTTGACCATTTTTTCTTGATGTTTCGGATGTTAATACACCAGTTTTCCACCGTTCTTTCATTTTTTCTGAATGTTGTTTTCTCCTATCGTCACTATTCATCCAACTCTCCAAAACACTTTTTCTTTTATTTTCATAATATTCTTTAGTGGCTTCTTCTTTGTGCCACCAATATGAAGGATGATTTTCTCCTTTTAATCCATACATATGATTGGCTTCACCTGGCAAAGAAGAACCCCAAGGAACAGTATTGAATTTTATATCACATTCAAAATTTTTTAATGATTCAAAAATATCATCTTCCATAAACACCTCCTATGAATTATTTAGTATAGTTTGGTGCCAAAAATGATTTATTTTACCTTTGACTTTTCAATGTCCAATACTCTCTGTCTCAATTCTGTAGTACTGAAACTGTGTTGCCTACTATTAAAATATACAGATATTGGTAAATTATAACCAGTAAATTGTTTATCTCTATATTCCTCACCAATAATCCTAACATCAATTTGATAGGAAGTCAATATGTCCATCAATTCTTTTTCTGTGGCATATGGTATAATTTCATCAACATACTTACAAGCCTGTATCTGTATAAATCTTTCCAATACCGTTTGTACTGGTTTGTTTTTAAGACCAGGTCTATCAATTGTAGGATCCATTTGTAATCCAACAATCAAGTGGTCACATTGAGTCTTTGCTTCTTTTAACATCATCACATGACCTGCATGAAACAAATCAAATGTTGAACAAGTAAATCCAATTTTCATAATCACTCCTCAATAAATTTTTCAAGCCCTTTTGGTTTCTTTACCGCATCCTTTTCGGCTTTCTTTGCACTTCTGGCATCTTCATATGTTTCAATAAACTCGGCAATATTGTCATAGAGTTCAAATTGTCTTGTAGAACCATCTTCGGATTCCATCATTTCAAATTCATCCAGAATACCATACATCTCTGTGGCCTTGTATTTGACGTATAGTTGTTTCTTTTCTTTCTGTATGCGTCTTAGAAAAGCAAAGTAAATTACTTGTGTAAAGTATGCAAATGGATTTTTAGATTTGGTTTCATCAAAGTTCTCAAAGTACATAAGACAGTTTTCAATACCATCCGAAATCATTTCATCTCGGTAACTGTAATTAATGAAGTTAGGTTTGTGGGATAACCCTTCTGCTATCTTCATAAAGCATTCACCAATGTAATTTGGTATCTTAGGTTTAGGTTTATTTTCTTGGCTGGCAAGTATGCAAGAAGCCTTGTAATCCGTTAAGGCCTTTAGAAAATCTTGATTGTTAATATAATGTTTCTGTTTACTCATTCAAATATACCATAAAAAGTTGTTGACAAAAGGCTTGACAAATGTTACATTCAGTATGTAGCCCCCATGATGTTTAGTGTAATTTTATATTCTTTAAGTTATCCATTTCATCCATAGCACTTAAAACCTCCATCATATATTCCTTTTCTTCTTCAGTTGAAGCGTTCTTTTTCTTTTGGATGGATTCATTTACTTTCTCCACGGTAGTGTGGAAATATTCCTTAAAGTCATCACTTGGTTCCATAACACAGAGAATATCTTCCCATTTTACTGAGGCACGATTTTCTTTAATCATGGCAATTGGAAGCCATTGTTGCATTACTAAATTCATATTTCTAATCTCAAACATCATAGGTTCTATGATATCAACAACCTCAGCATTTAGGTTGTCAAAGAAACAAATAACATCCATACCATCTTTGAATCTAACAATCTTTACTTCATTTTCCATCTTTGATTCCTTTTTTCATATAGTTTATTATTCTTTCAAATTCATCAATTGTTCCATTATTTTTTAACCTATTTGCTTTTGAACTTATAATTTCTATATTTCCTTTTATGTATCCTTTGCTATTATCTATTCTATCCAGAGTGGGTACATTTTGTTTATTGTGAAATCCTATTTGTATTCCAAATACGGGACAAAATTCAGGAATAATAATGTCAGTTTTTTCTAAATTGAAATCTAAATTTTTTTTCTTTGCTCTATGTTTAGCATGACTTAATAATTCTGATTCTATATTTTCTCTATATTGTTTTCTTCTGTTTTCTGTAGAATAATTTTCTTTAGAATATTTTTTGTGATATTCTTTAATGTGTTTTTTATTTTTTTCTTTATAAGTTTTATCAATTAATTTTTTACACTCCAAACAAGCACCCATAATTAATCTTGGTGATATGTGTCCGTGTTTACATGGTTTTCCAGTAAAATATATTTTATCTCCATCTTCAATAGCTTTATTTCTATTTTTTATAATCATAATATTTCTCCTTTTATATATTTATACATTATACTTTTTGTAGAAGTTTAATATTATATATTTTAAAAGGAAATTTTTCTTCATTGTAAATACGAATCCGTTCAACAAAATGTTGTAGTGTAAAATTCATATGTTTCTTATGTCTCATATCATCTGCAATATCATAGAGTGTGGCCATTTCTTTACCTTCACTTTGTCTTAATCCCCGTCCAATAGATTGAAGATTTCTGACTCTACTTTTAGAAGGAGAAGCAAAAATAATATTATGCAAATTGCGTATATTAATACCTGTACTAAAAGTTCCAAAAGAAGCAACAACGATAGCATCATTTTCGGTCTCCATAATTCTACGAACTTCTTCTCGTTCTGATGTTTCAACGCCGCCATGTATAAAAAATACTTTACGGCCATTGGCTTTTTCTAGTATATCATTATAAAGGATTTGACCATGTTTTTCAACCATTTGATACAATATAAGAGTATTTGTACCTAAACTAATTGCAAGGTTTCTGATGAACCGGTTTCTGTTTTCATTGGTAATAAGATAATCAATTTCTTCCTGGTATGTTGCAGATTTCATTCGTTCAACAACTTCATCCGAATGCCGTAATACAAGACATTTGATTTGAAAATCGGACAGTTGTTTATTATCAATCAACTGTTTTGTGGTGATAACTTTTTGCACGGCACCAAACAAACCTTCAAGTACCAGTTTGTGTGTTTTAGTTCCATCCAAAGTACCAGTTAGGCCAATTCGGTATTTGGTTTTAGTGGCTGAAGTCAATATAGATGTAAGTGATTGTGCTTTGAATAAATGTGCTTCGTCACCAATTACATAATCAAACTGTTCAAAGTAACTGGAAGGCATTTGATATAAAGACTGCCATGTGGAAATGATTAATGGTTTGTCTGATACTTTGTCACGGCCTTGATACACTCTATGAACCGCATCTTCTACAAGAAAACCATTGTGTGATGAGTAGTCTGCAAAATCGGAGTACAATTGTTCTACCAAGGAAGTCGTAGGAACGATTATAAGGCCTTTTAGATTCTGATAGTCTAGTAGTTGTCTGAACAACAAATAAATGATTAAGGACTTACCTGAGGCGGTTGGAGACAATAATAATGCTCTACGTTGTTGCATTGCATGAATGAAAGCATTTCTTTGATGGTCTCTGACCTCAATTGGTTTACCTTGTGAATGTAGATTTAAAGTTTCTACGAACTTATTGAAATGATAAACAGAAAATTCATCTTGTATTTTAAGGTCACCCCAATCAATAAAGTATTGACGTTCATCTGCAAACTCTTGTAAGTAATTAGTAAGACCCAAATATAATTGAGATGTTTGTAGGTTGAAAAGTCTTATCTTTCCATCCCAAACTTTATTTCTGAAGGCCGGAACAAACTGGTGTCCAGGTACAAAGAAGGTAAAATACTCAGATAACTCTCTGGCAACATCACGTTCACAGATTATCTTGGCATACACCTCATCTTTTTTTATAATTTTAATATCAATATCAGACATAATTATTTTTTATTGACCATTGTAATTTTGTTTTTTCACTTAATTTTTTAATATATTCTGGATTTTTATTTCTTGTTTCTACCGCACACTTAATACAACAATATTTTCTTTTATAATCATATCCAGGATTAAATATTATTCTGCAATTTTCACAAGGTTTACTATAATCAACTCTATTTTTTCTTTGTCCTGAAAAATTATTTCCTTTTATTTTTTTGGATCTTTTTATTGACCCTTGTTTTTGTTTTTCGGTTCTATCATTACCTTTAAGTGATGATTTTGGACTAGATTTATTTTTTCTGGATGGTGGCAAGTCTCCACCTTTATTAATATTCCAACCAATATTTTCCGATGGCCTATATTTTTCTTCTAATAATTTAGCTTGTTGTTGTTCTAAATCATCAAACAAACAAACAATTTCAACACAATCTTGTCTACATCTATTTTTTAGGTGTTTATTTTTGTTGTTGTATTTGTGGTCATTAAACCTTTTTTCAATTGTTTGTGAAGTTATACCAATATAACCATCAACAAATGGGTCTAAATGCTCGGGATATTTTATCCAATAAAGTTTATACATATATTTATTTAGACAAATGAAGTCCTTTAGTTGCCAGAAATGAATCGTTCCCAATCAATAAAGGATTTCAATTCCCAATGACGACTTTTCAATTCTGCCATAATAGATTCAATGACCGATATAGATTCTTCGTGGTAAACTTTCTTTTCCAGGAGTTTAATTAAATCTGCATCTGCTTCTAAGTAAGTATTGATATCAGACTTTAATGCAAATTGAAATGGTTCCCATCCGTATTCATCCAGTTCTTCTTTGGACATTTTACCCGTGAAGTATTCCCATTTAATCTTACGCATACGTAGATAATCAAAATGGGCTTTCTTGGAAGCAATTTTATGTTTGGTTAAAATGTTTAGATACTTACTGTGTAGAATAGGTATTCTTAGTAGTTCTTTGCTGGGCTCTGTTTGATCCATAACTGAATCTGTTTCCCAATATTTTAATATTTGTTCAAGATTTTCCATAATTATATAAAGTGGCAATAAAATTACATTATAACAGTTTTATATTATAATGTCAAGTAAGTATATGATTCGTACCTAAATGAAGCAGAAACGGTTGTAATATTATCAGCTGACAATCTAGTATCAAAATTAATATCACCCATACTTACCGGAAATAAATTTCTAAAACCAATTCTAAGTATAGGATTATTAAGATTAGATAACACAGTTAAAGTGGCATCTGAAAAATGTTCACTTCTTTGTAGTTCTTCTCTAACAGTTCTTTTCTCAAAACCATTTGGATCGGCAATTGAAATGAACCAGTTATACAAATTCTTCCAGGTCTGTAGTTCTTCATCAACAATAAATTCAATATCAAGTAAACTATAATCCAATTTGGTACCAGGTGAATACAAATCCAAAAATGGAGTTGTACGTATAACTTCACCCAACTTTATGGATGGTATGTTAACTGATTGACAAAAATACTGTACAGTTCCAATTCTACTGAAAGTCAATAGATATTTTGTAGGTTGTAATAGATTAGTATTTTCTGGACTTCTGGTCAGTGCTGACATTAAATTCTCCTTTATCTACTATTTAGGAGCCAAAAAAAAGGACCTCCGAAGAGGCCCTTTTCAAACACCACTCTACGGTGGCTTCGTATTACATCAAGTTTTTAACTTGGAATATACGGTAGTATTGGTTAGTACGTGGTGTCAAACCGCCGTTACCAACGTTGGCACCTTGTGCGAATGGGTTTGATACCATGCCGTAACGAGTCTTGAATCCAATTTTTGGTTGGAATGTGTACTGGTCAACTGCACGAACCATTTGCAATGGAACGTATGGGCAATAGAACAAACCGGCATCGTATGGAGATGTACCTTTGTATCCAATTGTCACCAATTCTTGGTTAGATGTGTAACCACCGAAATATGGGTCAATGTATACTTTGATACGACCATGCAACATACCAGCAAATGTGTTGCCTGTATCATCAACTTGTAGGTCAGCAGATAGAGCAGGTGTGTAAGAAAGAACACCAGCCATTGCCATAGCGGAAGCAACGTCAGATGATACAATCATCACGTTACCTTTACCTCTACGAGTTGCTTTTGCAATCACGTTAGCGTCACGTTCAATTTGGAAAATCAAACCTTTGAAACGTTCAACAGACCAACGACCGTTTGAGTCAGTGTCTAAGTCGAATGTACCAGTAGTTGTTGTACCATATTGAGCACCTGCAACAGCGGACAAATAGATAGTACGAATAACTTCACGGTTGATTTCAGAAAGAATCTCTGTAGATAGAATGTTAGACAATTCTGTTTCAGCATCCAAACCATGGATTGCTTTCAAGTCTTGTGCAAGTTCCATTGTGTATTCTGCTTTCAAAGCACGTGTCTTTGCAGTCACAGAAACTTTCTCGATAGAGAATGCCATTTCTGGGAATGATGTACCACCGCTGATAC